TTCGGGCATAGTAATAACAGCACGGGAGACGACACACAATGACGGCACAGGGAATCATGCAGAACGTACGAATCTTGGAATACCTGAAGAAAGAGGTTCGCATCCTCACCAACCGCACGTCGCGTGATCAGGCGTTGTATGACGCTATCCGCATTGTGAGCGGCGTTACTCGCGGAAACCTTTAACCAATGCGCCCGCTCGTGGGCATGGTACGCGAGCAAGAATCTACAAGGCACACGGGAGAGAGACACAATGCTTACACCTGAACCTGATACCAAACTGACGTTGATTAACAGCAAAGGGCGCATTGTCGCCTATGCGTTTCCGTGCCGTGTTGAGGCGTTTGCTTCCGATTTTAACTATCGGCTGGAGAATGGCGCGGGTTGCGGCTGTGACAAGGAATGTTTGTTTAAGGCGTTCGCGTATGTTTGGTTAGACGCAACGTCCTGCAATGCTTCGGGACCGCTTGCGGCGGAATGGGTCGAGTACATGAAAACCAAACTGCGCGACACTAAACGGTTTCCGGTCGTCATTCTTGAACGGAAGGAACAGAGCGCAAACACGGAAGAGCGCAAGGTAAAAATCGTTGCGCAGTTTGGGCCGGAGTACAGCTTTGTGTCTGACAGCCAAGATACAGCGCCGATCAAGGAATCTGTACCGGACGCGAAAAACTATGATGCGTTCTTTGTGTTGTCGGGAGACGGCGAGTATACGGCAGTTTGGGGCATGGTTGGGATTGTCCCGTACCGCTCGAAGCTTGTAACGCGGCTGCTGTAATCAACGCGCCCGCTCGCACACAGCGCAAACTATCACGCAAGATAACAGAAAAGGAAAAGCGCAATGGCAAAGTATTTTGTACGGTTGAATCGGGACGTGGAGACGGAAGTGGGGCATCTAGTTGTAATGAGCATGGACGGAAAAAAAACACCGATTGCCGCGCCTACCACCTTTGTGCAACGTGCGGGCGAGTGCAAGTTTTCGACGGCAAAGAGCGCCAAGGCTTTCGTCAAGGCACAGCGTGACGCGCACGGGATTGACGTTTGCTCAGACGTTTACGCCTAGCTGCATAACGCACACGGCGCAAACTATCACGCACGACTAACAGAGGCAAAGCCTCAAGGACACAAGGCAATGGCATACGAAACGGCAGAGCAACTTGCAGCGGTACAGGCATGGGCAAAGCAGCACGGGCGCACGTGGAAAGCGGCATTGCGCGCGGCATGGGCGAGCGGAGACTATCAGGGTTTCGACGGCGCGCCGCTTTTGCAGCAACTACGAAACGCGTTTGGGCCGTCGTGGCTTTTGTCGTTTCGTTTGCCGGTTGACGCGCCCGCGCCGGTAGATCCTGCCCGCGTGAAGTGGATGGAGTCCATCTTGGCGAACGATACGCGCTCAACAGACTATGAGCTGGGGCTGTTTTTCATCGCGCATGCCGTGCCGGAAGAGACGGCGGAAAGCTACATTGCGCATCGTGCCGATTACCACACAGCGCTCTAGAAAAAGGATTGCCCATGTATAGCAAACTGAACATTAAACAATCTTTAGCTGTTATCGAAAAAGATAACAGTGTCGTGATTCTATGCGCGGATGGAATGCACAATTTCCCGCCGCGCATCATGCAGGCATTCGGCTTTAACACCTACGTTCTTTCGAACGCCGCTTTTGAGTATCTGCGCAAAAACAACTTGATTGAATTCGATCACGCCTTACGCGAAAACTCGCCGAATGCTTGCGCATACTGGAGAATCAAGAAATAAGACTTTCACGCATTACTAGCAGGGGCACAGCCCCAAGAAAGCGAAACGATCATGAAACGCGACGGGAAAAAAGTTACGCTGGAAATGACGCCTTGCACGTGGTGCCACGGAACGGGAACCGCTGCAGCGCTGGTAATCTGCCCCAACTGCGAAGGAACCGGACGCGGCCCACGTGGCGGTGAAAACGGCTGCCGCAAGTGTAACGGCATGCGCAAGGTTTACAGCCATACGCTAACGGAAACCTGCACGAGCTGTAATGGCGCTGGACAGGTTCCGGAAACGAATTGCGATACCATGCCCGCCGAATGGTGGAGTGCATTTGATTTTCGCGTTTACCGGCAAGATAGAGGACAGACGTACAACGAATATCTTTTGGCGCATGGATGCGTTTATTCCTGCACCGATTACGGCACGGCTGCCGGTATGTCCGATGAGGCCATTATCGCCAAGGTGCGGAATGAGGAAAACTTTACTCAATTGACGAAAGTCGCGGACAAGGAAAATGTCCTTTGCAATCACATCGGCATTTTTATCAATCGCGAAGGGTACTCTGTGCGCGCGGTTTACGACTTGGACGGCTCAGACGCGCTTTATGTTCTGGCGCACGAGCGCGGCAAAGAAGACGGCCTGCGCGTAGGCAATGCCATTGCACAGGCAGGCGGTAACGGCACTATCGGTGCAATCTATAAATAACAATCTGTTACGGCATTACGATTTATAGTTGCAATGCCGTAACTATCATGATAGGGTTATATCAGTTCAGGAGAGAGAGGAACACACAATGAGCATGGAAAAAGGTTTATGCGGTTACGTTTGTTTTTATCAGGGAAAGCGCGTGGAAGTCTACGCCGAATCGATGCTTGCAGCACAGAAGCTTGTGGCCGCGCAATTGCAAGTACCTGCCAGAAAGCAGTATTTAATCTCTGTGAATCTTTGCGAGCGCGAAGACGGCTCAGACGTGATTCATACGGCGACGTTCTAACGCGGGAGTTTTTCCCGTCTACGTGGTAATCGGTCCACGTGCTGAACGAGCGCAAGTCAGAGACTTTAAGCGCGAAACGGGAACTTAGTTCCGAGCCTCAAGGGGGGCAGAATGAACACTTTTGCACACAATTTTTCTATCGGCGCGGCAATCAATCCTAGCGTAGCTCTTCGCCTGCAGAATCCGCTTTCCATGGATGAATTGCGCCATTACGCGCCTAGCGCGTTCGCCACGTCCGCGCACGAATCCCGCTCTGCGCGATATACCTATATCCCCACTTCGGACGTTATCGACGGCCTTATGCACGAAGGTTTCCAGCCCTTCAAGGCTACGCAAGGCCGCTCGCGTGTCGCGGGCAAGGCCGAATACACAAAGCATATGATTCGCTTCCGTCACCCCGATTCTTTCTCCGCAATTCAGAAAGTCGGCGATTCCGTTCCCGAAGTCGTGCTTGTGAACAGCCACGACGGCACGAGCGCGTATAAATTGAGCGCCGGTCTTTTCCGTCTCGTTTGCTCGAATGGCCTTATGGTTTCAGATTCCACGGTTGAAATGCTCTCCATCCAGCATAAGGGCGACATTGTTCGCGATGTGATTGAAGGATCTTTTCAGATTGTCGGCCAGAGCGAAAAAGCGCTCGCACGCGCCGATGAGTGGAATCAGTTGCAACTCACGGCAGGCGAGCAAGGCGCATTCGCCGATGCGGCGCGCCAGCTTCGCTTTGCCGATGTAGAGGGCAAAATTACATCGCCGATTACCGCCGAGCAACTTCTTCGCCCGCGTCGTGAGGCAGATGCTACCGGCCTGATCAACTGGCGCACCCCTACCGCGCCGAAACCGGACCTCTGGCACACTCTGAACGTCGTACAGGAAAACGTTGTGCGCGGCGGCCTGCATGGCATGCAGCACGGCACAGACCCGCAGACCGGCCGCCGCACCATGCGCCGCGTTACGACGCGCGAGGTTCGCGGCATCGATCAAGATGTACGCCTGAACAGAGCTTTGTGGCAACTGGCGGAACGCATGGCAGAGCTGAAAGGCGCGGCCGTAGCTGCCTAGCTCGCACGTACAGGGCAGGCGCAATGTCTGCCCATTTTCTTCACCGTACAGCCACAACATTCAAAGGATGCGCCCCTATGTTCAGGATTCAATTCCATGTGAGTTATCAGGATCAAGTGTGTTACGACGTTTTTGGTCACGACACAGTGAGGCAGATTGAAACCTACTCCGCCCCACAGCATACGCTCGATTACATGCGCACCACGTTTAATCATAACGGCGACGCGACGGCATTCGAGCGCAACATTTTGAGCCGTCAAGGTGGCGCTGTGATTCGCGCAGTTCACGGTTTGAGCGAGCCTTTCCCGTACAGATGGAGCATGGGAACGTATTCGCTATTCGTGGGCGAGCTGTACCGCATGCGCGCCGATTATATGGCCGATTACGCGCTGAAAGTCAAAAAATATGGCCTTGCCGACTGGGGCGACCCCGAGCCTATGCGCCCGATTCCGAGCCCTATCTACTTTGATAGAAGCATGGAGTTAAACCGCTTTCAGGTCGAGCCATGGTTTAACTCTGCCGTCTCTGCCAGCATCAAAAACGCGATTATTCTCGCCGAGCGCATGCGCGACTATGACGCGATTCAAGGGCCGCGCGTTGGCGATTGGCTGGACACTCCCAAGGGACAATTCCGCATTGCGCTTTGCTCGAAGGACACAATCCAACCCACCATGTACACAGCGGAAGAGAATCAGGGTTTTTACCTTGGCGGCGCTATTTCCTATAGCGGCAGTCTCGGCGAGCCCGTTCAGCTTTCCCGGATGTATGACTCGGGAGAAAAGCGCGCGGCGCTCGTTTGGTTTTTCAGCGAAAATGACGTGCGCGCACATAACAGCGTTTATCAGAAGGCCGATTTTCGCATCTTTCGTTTGATCGGAGAGTAACGGCTATGTACACGACTTTTGAAGATGAGCGCACCGTATACGTTGCGGCGAATGGTGAGGCACTGGTAACGGCAACAATCAACGGCAAACGGGAGTATGTTGCTGCTACAAAAGACGGCTATCGCACCGATTATCCAATCGACTACGGCACAGGGCAAATTGGCTGGGATAATCCGGAATGGTTCACAGCAGGATTCAAGAAACGCGCACGCACGGCAATTCTGGCCGGAAAGGGGCTCTAGATGGGTTACTGCTACAGTCAAAGCGGTCGTTTGTTGTGCGACTATTGCGGCGCAGAGGGCGCGAGAAAGTATCGTTGCCCGTTTGAATGGTGCCAACCCGTCGCGGCCTGCCCCGCTTGCCACAAGGCGCACGCGGAACACTTCGGGCGAGCCGCTCACCGTGCGCAAGGATGCGAAAAAAGGCATCTGCAATTTGCCGCTGAACTGGCGGAGCGCGCGGCGGCAATCGCGGCAGGCGAGTTTGTCCTTTCCGCTGGCCTGAACGCTGGAAATGATATGGTTCACGCCATTTTTAGCAGCGCCACCGGCGAAAAAGGTAAACTAATTCCACGCGCAATTTATGCGCAACGTGAGAGTTTTACCGGCTGCATGACCATTGCAAAGTTCGAAGAGCTGGCAGGGCATGCTTTGCCCGATGCGCCCGCCACTTACCACTAACCTTTCGCCTGCCCGTGGGCATGATACGCGGGCAAGGAAACGAGAGACTACCGATGACACTCGCAAAGATCCAGCAACTATCACCAAAACTAATTCAAGTGTGCAGCATTCCCGGCAAACATATTGTGTCTTTGGACGGTCAACCCGTCTTTACCGGAAAAACAGAAATTGACTGTGCGACGTATCTAGTAAAGTCTGTCCGCAATTGGCCTGCAGCCTATCGCAGTACCGGCACCGGAATAGGACAGGGATTTAATTGTCTATCATCCTTTACGCGAATGCTGAACACTGAAACCAACACGCCAGCCATGGACGTACGCATTCTCAAAGCGGCCCATAAGGCACTCAAGCGGCGCAACCTTTCAACCTTTTTCGAGCATGGCCAATGGTGGATTGAACACCACCCGAGCGGCGCGCAGTGGTCTGTCTGCGATGCGAGCGGTCCGAGCTGTCCGGATGGATTCGACTTCGAACAGGTGACGCGGGGGAGCGAAGACTAGGCGCATAGTCCGGAATCCGGACTCGCATTTGATAGCGGACACTTTTTTGATAGGCGTCCAAACTTTTCACCTTTAACAGGCGCACAGCGCCAAGAATGGAGCTTTCACCGTGGCACAGGAACCGAAACAGATTATTTCAATCCCGGAACTTGACATCGCAGAATGCGCGGCACAGATGGAAATCAGCACCGAAAAGTATGACGACGGCCGCCTTGTTTCCGCCGCTCACATCCATTTTGTGAAAGATGGAATGCTCACGTTCGAAGTGTTTGGCGATTTTCGCAAGGTTCTTTTGCGCACCCTTGCCCGTGCCACTCAAAAGAATTTGAACACGCAACACTCCAGCGTTTTCACGCCTGCAGCTATCGATGCGCTGAAAGCCGAGGCACTCGCTTTCTACGCGGAAAAGAGGAAAAAGCAGAATGCGATTTAATCGCGCCGTGCGCTTTGCCTTGCCCATCTCTCTTGCGCTGTACGCATTGGGCTATGCTCTAGTCCGGCATTTCCTTCAGCACTAGCACCGTGCCCGCCCGTGGGCCTGTACGCGGGCAAGGAACGGCGATGGTTTTAACTACGGTTTTTTGCATTGGTTGGTTTCTCATCGCCCTTGCATTCTTGCGAATTGAAGACCGCATCGACAGGGTAGAGCGCCGTAACGCTGAACGCTTTGAAGAGCTGGAAAAGAAAATCGGGAGGTAAGAAGCCAGTGAACGCACAAATGATCATCGACATTTTTTGTGTAGTTTTGACCATCACCGCTTTCTGGTCGTTTCGGGCGGACATACAGAGGAACCACGCCACGCGGGAAATTCTTTATCGGCTTGAGCGATTGGAAAGTAACTTGGACGACCTGAAAAAGCAGTTTGAAGAAAGCGAAAAAGCGTAATCTAACAGAGTCCAGATTCCGGACTTTGATAGGCAACAGATTTTTAACGGCGGCACAGCCGCAAGGAGAAACAGAGTATGCCTGAACAGGATGAGTTTTTTGGCAAGGTCATTTACAGCTACACGCGCGCGCAGGCGATTGACGACGGCGTTTTGGTGGATCTGTCGGACCCGTCTTTCACCTTTCGCCGTGGCCTGAACATTCTCAAAGAGGCCGGTATCAAATTTCCTCTCGCCATGACGCAGACCTCTTTTGCTCGCACAGTGCAAGAGCTTGGCGAGCCCCTACCCCCTGCCCAAGACCTAAGCGGGCGACTATGGGACGTGCTGACCATGCTCAAATTTGCCATAAAGAACGGCGGAAACGAGAGCACGCTTTTCTTTTCCGTGTGCGTGTGGAATTGGGTATACGTCGACGGCAAGCGCACCGCGCGCACCAAACAGGAAACCGTGCAACTCAAGGCCGTTTGCGGTCCCGGCGACAATGCCGAGCCTGTGATTACCGTCATGCTGCCAGACGAAGACTAAGCACCTGTTTGATAGGCGACCAATTCACGCGTAACAGTCGGGTTTTTTCCCGGCAGAATCGAGGGGCACCATGGAATTTCAATTGAAAATCGAATTAGGCAATGACGCCATGCAGACGGCTGACGACATTCGCGCGGCCGTAAAGGACGTGGCCAAGTATCTCAAGGAGTGGCGCTCCGACGAGCTGCCCGAAGTCGGCGACAATGCGCCTATCCGCGACGTGAACGGAAACATTGTGGGCAAGTGGGAGATAGTCAAGCACGCGCCCGCGTCTAATCCGCTCGAAGATCCAAGCAACCTGGCCACCGTTCTAGCTGCCTTGCGCCTGTTCCAACGCACCTATGACGGCTACGCCGCAAAGCACATCTATGATGCGTTCCCGGATCACTTCACGGCCGCCGACGGCAGCACTATCGAGCCGCTTAGCACCGATGACATTGACGCGCTTTGTGTGGATCTGAACGCGTAAACTTGCCCTTTTGATAGGCGACCAACTTTTTCCAACTATCCGGAATTTCCGGAGGCATGAGGTAACACAATGAAAACGAAAACCTATGTTTTTTCTGTGACTCTGAAAGGCAAAGGCGACAACCCGGACGACGCCTGGAAGGATGCAGTCGACGCATTTTCACTCGACGCCGGCATTACGCCCGACGCCTACGAAGAAGAGGACGAAGACAGCGACGACGACGAAGACAGCTAGCGCACCCCATTTGATAGGGGACACTTTTTTCATGACAATCACGATTTTTTAGCAGGGGCTCAGCCCCAAGAATGGAAGAAAACACCATGGCAACCATGACCATGCCCGCCGTCCGCACCGCCACCACCCCCACCAGCAAACTCGTTATCCGTTTCCGCACCTGGGCCGATGCCCTGCAGCCGAAGATCGAGCACGCAGGCCGACCGATGACGCAGAACCCGACGCCGAAGCGTCAACGGGAATATCAGGGCCGGATGCACGATTGCCGCAACCTGGAGCGCACACAGCGGGCACTGCGCGCCCTGGCCGATGCGCTCGAAGCCGGAACGGTTCCGCCCGAGCTGGCCGCGCTTACCAAGAAAGCTGAAATTGAACACATGGTGCATAAGGGAATCGATTGCGGCAGGGGCGGCTATTATTCCGTGATGGAATCGGACGACTACGCCGAGACTTCGCCAGCGGCGCGGCTCCTGCAAGGCATGATCGAGGGCAATTCCGCCGAGCGCACCGAACGCGAACGGCTGCGCAAGATTGACGCGCTCGCGGCCGAAATCAAGCTCAGTAGCTACCCTGGCTATTTCCCCACGCAGAAACCCGTGATTGAAATCATGCTGCGCCGTGCGCACATTCAGCCCGGCATGAGGGTATTAGAGCCGGAAGCCGGTAGCGGAGACATTGCCGATGGCGTGAGCGCGGCGGTCCCTGGCGTCATTTTGGAAGTGATCGAGCCGGTTTTCAAGCTCCGCGAGCTGCTGGAGCTGAAGGGCTACAAGCTGGTAGGCGAGGACCTGATGCAGCTTTCACGCTCCGAGCTGGGCCAGTATGACCGCATTGTTATGAACCCGCCTTTTGAGCGGCAGCAAGACCTCGACCACATCCGCCGCGCCTACAATCTGCTCGCCCCGCGCGGTATCCTGGTCTCTGTCTTGAGTCCAAGTTTTGAATTCCGCTCAGACCGCAAGAGCACCGATTTTCGCGCGTGGCTGGATGAGGTAAGCGCCACGTGGGAAAACCTGCCCGAAGGATCTTTCAAGGCCAGCGGTACAGGCGTCAGCACGCGGCTTTTAGTCGTTGAGCGATAGGAGACTCATGGGCTACGCGCAGGCGATGAAATGGCAACGCACCCACCGCAAGGGAACTCGGCAGCCGGTTTTGATGTCCACCGGCTCCGGGTTCTGGCCCGCTCACTCCTGGCTGGAAAGAATCTTCTGGCCATACCTCAAACGGTGCGAGGCGGCTGGTATCGAGCCGATGGAATGCCAAGCCTATTACAATGCAACGCTCAGCGGCGGCGCAGGCGACCCGCGCCTCTCTGAACAGGATTAACACCCCATTTTGATAGGGGACACTTTTTTCACGCATAGACGCGTTTTTAACTAGGACCCAGCCCTAGCCCAAACGTATAACCAAATTTATGCTCAAATGGGTGCTATAGTTGGTTCACGGAGGAAACAAGGCATGAGAGCAACCGTATCCCTTGACGACAATCTGTTACGAACAGCAGAAGAGTACAGCGGCTTGACAGAAAGGGCAGCATTGATTCGCGCCGCATTAAAGTCACTGATTGCGAGAGAAGCCGGTCGTAGACTTTTGGCTTTGGCCGGAACCGCCCCGGACATTGAGGACGTGCGGAGATTGCGAGTAGCTGAACAGTGATTCTCGCAGACACTTCAATCTGGATAGCCATGTTTCGAACTGGCGCTTACAGTGCAGAGCTGCACACATTGATTGCCAATGATCAACTCTGCACGCACCCTTTTTTGATTGCGGAGCTAGCACTCGGCACATTGCCAGAACGCAAAAAGACACTGGCGTATCTTGACCAGCTAATTTCTATTCCTCCCGTGCAATTGGAGGACATTCGGTACATGATCGAGGCACGGGGATTTGCTTCAAAGGGAATCGGCTTAACGGATGCGCATTTAATTGCATCTTGTTTGGCAATTCCGGGAACTCTGCTTTGGACTCTTGATCGCAAACTGGGCAATGTCGCTGAATCTCTGAACATTCGCGCTACTCTCTAACACCCCAAGGAGCCAACACCATGAGCAAGCCTGAAGTATCCCGACGCAACGAAGACGGAGACCGCATCGCCGTCATTCACTCATACGCGCCTGGAGACGGTAACCTGTCTTTTGTGGCCGCCGATGTCGAGCATCCTCACAGCGCCGTTTCTCCCAGTCCAACCCGCGAAGAGTGCGAGGCCGCGTGTCCCGATGGCTGGGAACTCTATCAGGAAGGGCCGTCCTGGCGCGCTCGCAGGTTCGCGACTGCCTCGCCAATTACCGCACCGATTCTGCTCCCGCTTCCGGCGCTGAAGGAAAAAGACTTTTCCATTGAAGCCGACGCACAAGGCTACCGGATCATTTACAAGGGTCACAACATCGGCGGAGCCGGTACTCTCGGCAAATTCAAAGGAGCGGGAAGACCACGCGCCGGTTTTCCAAACCGCGCAGTCGAACAGACGGCGGATTACCACCAACAGGCGCAATCTGAAATAAAGAGTCTCCTTGCCGGTCATGGACAGGCACGCTTTCAAACCATCATCGACGAAATCGACGCTGAACCAGTCCCGGACTTCAAGCAACCCTCATAGCACGTTTTGATAGGGGACACTTTTTCAACGACAGAAACGCATTTTAACGGGGGCTCAGCCCCAGAAAGGCTTTTGCCTTATGCCTCTTTTGGCTACCGTTCCTACTCCTCCCACGCCGATCAGCGCACCGGAACCAGAACGCCACAGAGGCCGACCAGCCCTCACAGATGAAGAGCGCGAAGAGCGGCGACTTGCACGGAACAAAGCACGGCGCGAACAGCGCCAAGCCGCGCACGTTGCCGTAGAACCCCCGCCGCCTGCCGTGGAAGTCGAAGAACCCCAGCCCACTCCACCACCAGCGCCACCACACGTTTACTTTGCGCTGGGCCAACGTGCCCGCGCTTTGCTGGGCTTTGGTCTAGGGGCATTCGTGCCCCTGGCCAGCTACATGGAAATTCACTTTGAAGTGGGTCACCACCCGCAGCTCTGGTTTCTCGTGGCCGGGGCGCTTGCTTACTCCGCGATCAGCGTCTACACCTGGGCCGTCGAGGCCTTTCATTACCAGCTCAAGGCACTCGGCTTTGTCGTGCTGCTTGAAGGCACCATGACGTTCTGCAGCATCCTCTGGCTGAGTTTGGCCGGGCTGGCAATTCTCATGATCCTGAACGCCATCACCGCCGCTGTTACGTTGCAGGCGCGCAGTCCGGATTCCGGACTCTAGCAAATCGCTCGGCGGTGCGAATACAAGTTGACGCATTGATACGACAGGCGCAAAGTATTGGATAGGCCCTATTTGATAGGGGACCAAGTTTTTTTGAATACTCCGGCAATTCAAAGAACCGAGGCGAAAGAATGTATTTGTTTCCTGACATGCTCAATTTGACTGAAGTCAAGTGGCCCACAGATGCACATCGCGATGTGGCCGAAAAGGCACTGCTTGGCAATCGCAACTACAGCCGTCTTTCTGATCTGACAGAGGCGACAAGGATTATCTCCCATATTCCTGCCGACAAGATCAAAACGGTAACCGCCGTGGACCTTATGCGTCTTGGCATCATGATCGATTAACGAAAGCGAGACTCAATGAGCGTTGAAAAAGTCGAAAAGATTTTCAGCAAATGCGTTTGCGAACGGCCGGATTGCCCTGGCAAGGGCAAACCCTGGTACTTCAAGGGGGGAGAGCTTCCCGACCGTTGCCACTGGTGCAAGCGCATCAAGTGGTGGGGCATCGATCTTTCTCTTGAAGAGCGTAACAAGGTGCGGCAACAGTACATCCAAGACGTTGTAAAAATCGTCAACAAATGCGTATGCGAGCACGACGATTGCCCGGGGCAGGGCAAGCCCTGGTACTCGAAGAATGAGGCGATTCCCGCTCGTTGCCACTGGTGCAATCGTACAAGCTGGAACGGCGTCGACCGCCGACTGCTCAGCCAGAAATCCATCTGGGTGCGTGTCCAACAGTGCACCGTATGCGGCGGCACGGAATGGGCCACGGATGAGGCAGGCGAATCGGTCTGCGTACACTGCACGAAATCGGCTTCGCCGCGGCTCAAGCCAAAAGAGCGAAAGATTGTGCCTGCCGCTCATGCACCTGGCTGCACCTGCGCACTGTGCCGCAAGAAGCGCGCCAAGAAACCCGCTGCAGCCATTGCGCTGCCCAAACCCAAGAGAGTGAGGAACCCGGAATGAACATGCAGATCATCTTGCGGCAACTCGACAGCGACGACTTTGGAAAGATGCTGAAAGTCTGCAAAAGCTCACGCGAACGGTTTTACCTGGAAGCCGCGCGCATTAATCCAAACTTTGAATACCACATCGATCTGCCCGGCCCCGATGGCCCTACCAAACCCGTCGACATGCAAACGTGGCTTGCCGACAAAGAAAGGTTCCCCGACGACTGAGCAAAATGATGGCACAATGGGAGGTCAAATGACGGAAAAAGTACACTTTCGCAAGGATCTGACAGGCAAAGTCTTTGGTCGGCTTACTGTAACGGGATACTCGCATCAAGCCGGAAAGTCATCGGTTTGGAACTGCCTTTGCGTCTGCGGAAATACGACTCAAGTTCGCCAAAGCAATCTTACGAGGGGCGGCGTTGTTTCCTGTGGTTGCCGCAGAAAAGAAATTCAAAATCACATCAAGTTCTATTCTCCAGAATCTGCTCTTACGCATGGCTGCGCTCGCACACGGTTAGGAAAAAGGACTGCTGTCTATACGATATGGTGTGGGATGAAACGGCGTTGTTCTTCACCAAAATGCAAATGCTTTTCGTACTACGGCGGACGTGGAATCAAAGTCTGCAAACGATGGGAAAAGTTTGAAAACTTCCTGGCGGATATGGGTAAGCCAAAACCGGGAATGACACTTGACCGCTTTCCGGATAAAGACGGCGATTATGAACCGACAAATTGCCGATGGGCTACATGGAAAGAGCAGGCAAACAATCAACGCCCCCGTTCATTTTTCATTGACAAGCCTGAACATGCTGACATTTTGCAGAAAATCTTATCGCTGCACTCTTTGGGCAAAACTACCAGAGATATTGCAGACGTGCTGAATTCTATGAAAATTATGTCACCCCGTGGAAAATGCTGGTGGGGATCAGGCATTGATCGTATCTTGCGCAATCATCGATAGGAGAAAAATGGAAGCTGTTTCATATATGCGGTGTTCTGGCGAAAGCCAAGTTCTCGGCGATACGTGGGAACGTCAGCGCGCAGTTATCGTTAAATATGCCGCCGCCAATGAAATTGCAATTGTCGATGAATTCCGGGATGAAGGCGTAACAGGCAAGATGGAGTTGGAAGGACGTGCCGGTCTTTCAGCCTGCATACAATTCATCCGTGAAAAGGGAATCAAGCTTGTTTTGGTTGAGTCCAGCGACAGATTGGCCCGCGACATGATCGTGGCAGAAGTTGTTGTACGCGAGTTTCAAAAGATTGGAGTTCGCGTCATTTCTGCGTCTGGCGGTATCGATCTAACCGAGGGAGACGATTCCAACCCCACGGCTAAACTAATTCGTCAGATTCTAGCGGCCGTCGCCGAGTTTGATCGCTGCGTAATCGTACTTAAGCTACGCGGTGCGCGCCAGCGCAAGAAGGCTAGAGGAGAACGTGGAGACGGCCGGCACGCCTTTGGAGAAAAACCTGGAGAAGCCATAGTCCTCGCACAGATTCGTGCGTTAAAGGCCCAAGGAGAGACGACCCGGGCCATTGCCGGCGCCTTGAACGCCACCGCCATTCCCACGCGCATGGGGGGCACCTGGAAGGCCGGGACGGTGGCAAAGATCCTTGCTCGTGAGAAATTTCACAGCGCTTGCGCGTGAATTACGCGTTTTCATCGGAATTAGGGTATTTGAAAGCAAAAAGGTAGTTGAGCTATATCAAGAGTTGCATCTATGCGATGCACTTCAACTGCATTGCTACCGATGAGGTAGCGCTGTCGCTACGGATTTCGCGTTGCACTTATCCAGTGCACTTCAACTGCATTACTACGCTGGTGGGTCCTTGTAAGTTGCATCTGTTCGATGCACTCAAACTACATTGCGACTCGATCAACTGCTCGACTTCGGGTAACGTGACCTCGTTGCATCTACGCGATGCACTCAAACTGCTTTGATGCTTGCTATCTTTTGGCACATTTCCATTTTTCCAGTAGTTGCATCTATGCGATGCACTGAGACTATTTTGCGACACGGAGTTGAATCAAGAAGCAATAAGCCTGTTGCATCTATGCGATGCACTTTGACTGCTTTGCTATCCCACTAATAAGCCTTTGCAGGATCATTTTCCCAGTTGCATCTGCTCGATGCACTTTAACTACCTTGCGACTTCCACTCCCTGATACGCTTTCTCCAGTACCAACGTTGCATCTGCTCGATGCACTCAAACTACATTGCGACACGGCTACGGAAGCCGTCTTGCTGCTGCTATGAATGTTGCATCTGTTCGATGCACTTTAACTACCTTGCGACGACTGTTTATGCTTTTGAACTCACACACTACGACCGTTGCATCTGTTCGATGCACTGAAACTACATTGCGACAGCAGAAAAAATCGAGAAATGATTCCGATACCATGTTGCATCTGCTCGATGCACTGAAACTACCTTGCGACGAAACCTGGAAAACCTGTCCACCGGGACCGTAATAGTTGCATCTGCTCGATGCACTAAAACTATCTTGCGACGTTCGACTTCAGCCAAGAGAGACATGACCGCGAGTGTTGCATCTGTTCGATGCACTTAAACTATCTTGCGACCCTATAATTTGTCCAGACACTAGCGTCCACAACCGTTGCATCTGTTCGATGCACTGAAACTGCCTTGCGACGCATGTACTCCCAAAGCGTGTACTCTTGATGCAAGTTGCATCTGTTCGATGCACTGAAACTACATTGCGGCTTGGTGAGCCCTTGGAAAGTGTTAGCAGGTCATCAAGGTTGCATCTGTTCAATGCACTGAAACTATCTTGCGGCATGATCGAGCAGTTGAGCAATACAAGGTGCGATACGCGTTGCATCTGTTCGATGCACTTTAACTACCTTGCGACACGAAATTGCGGGACTCTTTTACCAGGTGATGGATGTTGCATCTGTTCGATGCACTGAAACTACATTGCGACCTAAACATCACCATGCAGGACAAGCTCGACCTCCAGTTGCATCTGTTCGATGCACTGAAACTACATTGTGACTCGCCACCTTCGGAAGAAACAAGAAGACCAGAAGTTGCATCTGTTCGATGCACTGAAACTACATTGCGGCTGCGCTCATTATAACGCTTTGCGATTGAAGAAGATCAAGGACGTTTTTCGCGAACCTCGCAAATCTGCGCTCTTCTAGTTGGGATGCTCGATACAATGCCCTCATTATCTCCTTCAAAATCATTTTCTTACGCCTTGCGCGAACCTCCCGCCTTTTTCCGGCCGCTTAGGGTTCGCGGAAAACCAGCTCAAATCGTCGGTTGATACGTGCCGGCCATCAATTGCTTGGCGATCACGTCGTTTTGGTTGGGCCATGCCGCACGGCGCGCCAACCCTTCTCGCTGCGCTTCCCGCACCGCATCCGCTTTGATCCATCGATCATAACTCTGGTACTGGATCAGCCGCATCCATTCCAGCACCAGCGTGCTGATCGCTTGATTCACAGCCGCCAGCGTGCCCGGTCCAAAAAGGCCATCCACCTCCACAGTGTGGCCCGCATGGATCAGCGCGGCCTGCAAATGCTCAATACCGGTCTCTGTGCCCTGGTTTACCCCATCGTCAAGCAGCTTGGTGGCCACGTCCTGGTTCACGATCTGGCTGTAGAGCGGATTCCAAAAATACTTCAGATAAAGCGCGGTCGCTTCCTCGGCCGTCTTTGGCTGGGCAATCTTAAGAAGCTTGCACGTGGCCGCTGACCATCCGAACTTGGTCTTGCCGCCAGGGTCACCCTTCAGGGTTCCCACGCCCCCCTCATGCGCCAGCACCACCTTGATCGCCACATTGAAATCAGCCATGCACCAGCTCTCCCTGCCCCAGCAAAAAGCTTTCGTACGCCCGCAAGACGTGCGCCTTGCCCACAGGCTGGCAGCGGTCGATGAAGAATACGCCGTCAAGATGATCGATTTCATGTTGCACAATCCGTGCGGCCGCGCCCCGATAAATGGTGAGATTTTCAGCGTCAGGCTCTTCGAGGGTGCCATTGCGCACATGCACAATCTCGCTACGCCATATTCTGGCCTTGGCCCGCTCGGTCGGCGGCAAACTCAGGCAGCTTTCCGTCGCCAGAAAATCCTTTCCTGCCCAGTTCACAATCTCTGGATTAATCAACACCTGAATTTCGTTCGACGGGGGCAACTTCACCACCGCCAGTTGCAGAAAGACGCCTACCTGCGGGGCAGACAGTCCGGTGCCGTCGTGTTGTTGCATCAGGCGCAACATCTGGCGGATCAACACGCGCACATTGTCCGACTTTTGTACGCGTCGACAGGCCCTGCCTGCGAGTTCTCTGTGGTAAAAATTCAGCGACAACTTTCCCAAGCGCGGCATAGGCTATCCCTTGCTTCCTTGGTCCCATCCATATTTTTCGATGTATTCGCGATCACACTCAACGGAGCCGCACTGCAAAAGCTCTTTCTCTGAAGCAGCCACCGCGTAAAGGCAATCCAGCAAGATAGGAAACGCCTCTGGAGTGTTTTTCAGCTTTCGTTGCGCATTCTTCAGGTCTGTGGTGACAGTGCGTTCAGACACACCCATCCGCTCCGCAATCACGCGGACAGGCATTACTCCATTTGCAAATTCTTCATAGGTTTTTCTTCCGCGCTTGCCCATGCCGCTCGCTCCTCGGTGCACGATGCGCAGTGTATGCGCAGTGCTGGAGCGGATTATAAACAGGCATGTTTGTAAAACTCTTCGAGGTCGAAGAAAGGCGAGAAAGGTTCTATTTGGATCGAAAAAAAGGAAGCGTTGGCAGAGTAGCCGCGTTGACATCTGTAAACTATAGCGATACAGTTCCTATATGATTAAGTCGTTCCGGCATGCCGGGCTGGAAAAGTTTTTCAAGACCGGCAGCAAGGCCGGGATTCAGCCACATCATGCTGCAAAGTTGGAAGAGCAGCTATCTCTTCTCAACCGCGCAAGGAGTCCCGACGATTTGGCAAAGCCTGTGTCGTGGGGATTGCATCAGTTGCATGGCAAAGAGAAACACTGGTCAATACGGGTAAACGGAAACTGGCGGTTGACCTTTACCTTCGATGGCGAGGATGTAATTCTCTTGGACTATAAGGATTACCACTAAGGGGAGAAAATGCCTACTGAAATGTACAACCCGGCTCATCCTGGCCGTGTGCTGCGCGACTACTTGGAAGGTGTGAATATCACGCATTTTGCAAAGCACATCGGCGTATCCCGCGTGACGCTTTCCAAGGTGCTCAACTGTCGTGGGGGCATCACGGCGGAAATGTCCATCCGGCTTTCTGCTGCGCTAGGGACGCACCCGAGCCTGTGGTTTGAGATGCAAACCGACTACGATTTTGCTCAAGCGAGGAAAAAGAAAATCCCAAAGATTCCTCTCTTCAGCAAGGCCGCGTAGGCATACGCGGCCGGGGATTTAGTTCATTTTAGAAAGGTCGTCAGGCTCCTGAAATGCGACCTTCACCTTGCATACGACGTGTTGCGGTTCAACCGCCGCATCTGCCATATTCATGCCTTTTGAGTTCACAGAACGAAACAAAAAACCCAACAGTTTCTTGTTGTTACTTGTCAGTGTCGCTATGCAGTCTTTCTGCAGCTTGACAACACGAAACCACGCAAGATTTCTAAAGGTAAGGCAAACGCATAAAGCCGATGCTACTAGCGCAAGTGGCCAGAGCATCGGCTTTTTGTGCAAATAGTCAGAGTAAATACATGCTCCCACCGACACGAGCCACACGCTAACAGTCAAGTCGTAGACGGCAAAAAGCACCGACCGCCAAAGGAATGGCAGACATTCCCAAGCGGCTTCCGTCCGATTTCTGATCTCTTTGATCATGGGTCTTCTCTTTCTGTGGTCCGGAATCTGGACTGCGGTTCAGCGGGCTTTTTCTACCTTCACCCAAGGATACCCGACCGGCGTGCAAACAAGTTCGGGGTCGTGGCACAGACTGTTAAAGATCCCCGCACGCGTATCGCTGGCTGTGGCCTCAAACACGGAATACCGTCCAATCTCCAGTACGCGGGCTTTGACGCTCTCGTAGGTCAGGTTCTTCTTCATGTCCATGGTCGATTCAAAGTGGTCGACACAAGCTTTGTTCATATCCAAACCTCTACGATGCAAGGGTCGTCATTCTCGTAGCGTTCCAAGCAAAAGAGTCCAGGCGGAACGTGCTTCCGAATCTCGGGGAGCGTATCGGCCAAAGCCACATCGTCGGTCGGGAAAAAGTCGCCGGCCGTAATGCCCCAGCGCCGCATCACAAAGTGGTCAGGATAATCGCGCGGATGGTCATAGATCACCCACTGGGAAATTTCAGAGTGCGGCTTGGCTGTCGAATCGTTTTCCATTGTTCCTCTAGATTTACGGCTTCTTGTATCTGTTGCATCTATCCGATGCACTGCAACTGCATTGCTACGATGTCCATCCTAGCCAGTTTCCCATTGTTGGTTGCATCTACGCGATGCACTCAAACTACCTTGCGACCGGAGACTACGGTGTTGCCCACCCTGATCTAGTTGTTGCATCTGTTCGATGCACTTAAACTACCTTGCTACCCCACGCCCACGTTGCTTTGAAGCGGTTGCCGTTGTTGCATCTATCCGATGCACTAAGACTATCTTGCTACACGTTTGCAGATTACCGTTATCGCATCTGGGGCGTTGCATCTATGCGATGCACTTTGACTGCTTTGTTACCTGGCAGTACACGCATGCGTGACAGTTCGAACAGTTGCATCTACTCGATGCACTTCAACTGCTTTGCTACGAAGCGGATGTGCTATTCGCTGGGTATCTTAATGGTTGCATCTACGCGATGCACTCAAACTGCCTTGCGACCAAATGCTGGAATTTGTGAATGCAGCTTTAAAACGTTGCATCTGTTCGATGCACTTCAACTACCTTGCGACATTGACCGAAGGTCAAGCAACTCATGCTAAGTACGTTGCATCTACTCGATGCACTGAAACTACCTTGCGACCAGCGAGACAGGTTCATCACTGGCGAGTCGTTGAAGTTGCATCTACGCGATGCACTCAAACTACATTGCGACCAGTATTTCGACCGCATGAATCGCTTTGCCATGGTTGCATCTGCTCGATGCACTTCAACTACTGGGAGTGCACCCGAGGGGTACACTCCCACTTTGTTTACCGCTTGGTCAACTCGGCAAGATTGGCCGCCACAAGCCGGACAAACTCCTGCTCCGGCAGCTCGTTTTCCCGAGCGATCTGGGCAGCCAGGCTTTCCAGTTTGCCCATCGCATAGCCCACCATCGCGGGAGGAATCGGCGCAATTTCCAGCTGCTTCTTCACCACGACCGCGATCTCGCCTTGCGGCGCCACCACAGGAATCGGCTTCTTATGGTAACTTCTCTTCGACGCTGCGACGGTGTTCTTCTTCCCTTCTTGCTTTCGCTTAAGAGAGGACAAAGTAGCAGGCGATGAACCATGGACACCATGCTTCGCGAAGCGATGTATTCCATAGCCACGTGTGTCTTTGAATCCAGTCATCCCGCATTCTGGGCACTTCAATGTTGCCGGATCTGGTTTGGCGATTGGACTTGTCATTGTCATCTCCTCGGTATCGATAATCGATGCTTCCGCTTGTTCGTTTGTTTCAATCCGCGCGCCCAGGTGAGGCGCGATCTCTCCATCTTCTTCAAGAGGTGTATCTTGATGCGCTTCCATCCTATATCCTCGTGGAACAAAATTCGTTAGAAAAATACACCGTTTTTGCGTTATTCCGTACACAGACAATCAACAGACGTTTTTACCGCTCGTTATGGCTCATCTGCCCACGGCGACAAACCATATTTTTCCCACTTGGGGTCAAAGCGGCAATTCGCCGGTGCACCTTCAAAAAGCGGCGCGATCTGCTCATCGGAGAACCCGGCTAAGCCACAACCAATCCGCACCACGTGGAACTCCAAATCCGTGTGCGCCCGCGCATACTCCAGAAACATGTCAACACTGGCTTGAATGTCGATCAGTCGCCGCACTTTGTACGGAGTGATCTTTGTCGGAATCGCATAGGCATTGCCCGTGCGGCCTTCGCCCACACCAAACTTCGCGCCATATTCCCGCGCGGCAATCTTCGCCGTGCCTGCGCCATGTATTCCACGCTGATTCGATCCAAAACAAAAGATTTTATCCATGGTGCCTTCTCAGCTTTCAAAAAGTCGCTTGAGCGCCGGACGCTCCTCGGCTGGTCGACGATCTCGGTCTGCTTCGTCCATAAAGTCTTTGGGAAGTTGAGCCGCATCAAGAGCGGTAAAAACCTTGGCCAAGCTCGGCTTATTCTCGCTCTCCAACCTCCGAAAAACCACGCGCCACACCCAGGTCTCCGGGGTTATCCCCGCACTTTCGTCCATCGCATCGTTGGACTTGATCTCACGCATGCGCTGCGCATGCACCTCTGTCACTTCGAGCGAAAGCTGCGATGCCCAACGGGGCATTGCAACAGAGCTGCGCCATACGTTGTCCGATGCTCCGCACCCGCATTCTTCCGGTTTTTTGCTGGGGTGGTCAGACAAGAAGATGACGCGCTTGCGCCAGTAATCCAACAACACGGGGTCTTTTTCTACCTTCCATGAAACCGGCATTCTGTACTTTTCCAGCACTTGCGGATGCGGTTCCACACGCGCCCACACCTGCCGAACCCAAAGCAGATCACCAGGGGCTCCGTACGGGCAACGCCACCTCTCTTCATCGGCGCTGTACCAGTGCAACGAAGTCGCGAAATCTTGAATTAAGGTTTCTCCCGGCGGTTGGGGATAGATAGGCCTAGCCATTTGCGTGATCAAGCCACGCTTGATTTTATTGACGCTTTCCGAGGGAAACGTAACCGACCGCCAGCTAGGTTTTCGATTCCCAAAAAGTTGTTTTGTCATCACTTTGCCTATCTTACCAAGTGGACGTAAACCTCCAGACCCTTCGCCCGAGCCGTCTTGATCATGTGCTCGGTACCGCGGCTTTTGCCGTCCCACAGCGCGATCAGCGCTTCGCCGTATTCTGCCATTTGCACATTGCGCAGGTATCCGGCCTGACCGCCGTTCCGTTCCCAATTGGCAGGGAAACTGACAACCGGAATTCCGCGACGTTGTGCCCACCAGTTGCCGAGCCGGTCAGCTCCGCGCGCTTCGCCGCATACCACTTCGGTGATCTTGAATCCAGATTCGCGAATCGCATCATAAAGCAGCTGTATATCGGTCATCGTTCGGCTGCCAGCAATAATGGTTTTCACAACGCCACCTCACTTGCTCCGGGCTCTCACTTTTTCTTCAAGCCAGCGCGCGAAGCGATCCGCAAAGTGCCAAGCGCCCAGAGCCAAGCAGCAACTCACCACGGTAGCTCCAAAAAGCGCCCAAACGTCCCCCATGGCTTCAGTTCTCCTTGTTCTTGATCTCCCAAATATCCTCCACGGAAAGATGCAAAAAACGAGCCAATTTCAACGCGGTAGACAAGCTTACAGCACCATTCAGCTCTAGTCGTTTCACCACGGATACAGCAATCCCCGACTGCTTTGCGACTTGATCCGCCGAAAGACCAGCTTCGTTGCGCAACGCGCGCAAATCCACTCGCAGAACTACCTCTTCTTCCATCTCTGTCCTCGGTCCGCAATTTTTGAGCGATTTCGATGCTCCCAAATTTTAATCGCTTTCCACAATACCCATTTTGAACCGAAAAAACCACAAAAATCATAGAACATAGGATTTTCCCGCATTATGGGCGCAAATTAAAAGCGACAGAACATTTTAACTTTTCGGAGGTTTCACTTGTGTCTGTTCCGGTTTTACACGTGGCCACGTCCGCCGATCTTCTCCCCCAGAATTCCAACGCCAACTTCTGCATTTGCGATTCCAGCATCGCTCAGGCAAAGGCTTTGCCTTGTCATACACTTCCTTCGCCCCGCAAACATCACACACCAAAATATCGCCATTGGTAATCATTTCATCACTTTACCCAATTGAGCATTTTTTTGCCAACCATTCAGGAACGTTTGGCCTAAATATCAGGTACAATGTCCCCACAAGGAGGATACAGATGCGTGTTGCAATTTACAGTTGCACCCCCATAAAGGATGATCCACACATCGCCGAAAACCAGATTCAGCGCATGGAAGAGATGGTACTGCGCTATGGCTGGAGAACGACACACATCTACCGCGATCTTGTGACCTCCCCGGGCGCGGATCGCGATGCTTACAAGAAGATGCTGCTGGACGCGAAACAGCATCATTTTGATGCGCTCATCTTCTGGACGCTCAACCAGCTCACTCGTCAAAATGCCAACAATACCATATTGCTTCTGCACAAACTCTCTTGTTGGAATGTCGGATTCTGTTCTTATACAGAGCGGCACCTGGATTCCTGCCACACCTCAAGGGAGACAGTGTTCGCGATTATCGCCCTACTGGTTGAGCAAAACAGCGTTTACATCGGAGAAAAAACGCGCATTGGCATTGAGAAACAACAGCAGATGCATACACCAGGCCCCAACGGACGATTCGGCCCCGGCAGGCCTCCGGCCGTCTTTGACCAAGAAAGGGCTCAGGAGCTTCGCGCAAAAGGGAAGTCGTATACCACCATAGCCACCGTTTGCGGCGTTTCAAAGGCAACGATTTCCAGGTACTTTAAAGAAGCGAGGGAACACTCAGTTTAGGGCTGGATTAAAGCGACTGGCGCAATGCTTTTCTGCCTCCTTGCATTCTTCAACCAGATGGCGATGGCCTTCTAACGCTTCTTCCTTCGAGGTATACCGCCGCTGTTCTCCGTTGAGAGGACCACCAAACACCATCGTTTCCCAAAGCACCGGCTCGTGAAGGAGCGGATCTTGCAGACAAAATGAGAGGAACCTTTCGTCCAAACCGAGGAAGATAGTTGAGACTTTCCCCCAACTGAAGTTGGTGGTTGCCAAATGGCGATCATGGGCTTCGAGCCATTCGGCCCATTTCAGCACATCGTGCTCGGGCACCGGATTGCCTTCGTCGTTCAAAACATACGAGCCAATCCACGGATGTTCAGATTCGTCCTCAGTACCCATCATGCCTCCTCTACCGCATCCTTATGCTCTTGGCAAACATAGATTCCGGGGGCGATCCGTTGAATCACGCCATCTCTATTCAAAGTCGACAACAGCGCGTACACATATTGTTTGGCATTTGCACGTTTTGCTGCTGGCAGCGCTTGGACAACCTCGGCATTGCTCCACTTGCGGCCAGGGTTTTCTTTAATCACCTTCAGCACATCCTCGCGATGGCACGCTGTTGGAGAGTTGAGGGAAGACCTGTGATATTGGCGCTTCTCTTCCCCCTCATGATGCTTATGCGCAGTGTGCGCAGGGGCCCGCAAGATGGATTCAACACTTGAGCTTTGTTCCGCCACCAGCGCACAGGCTGCAATCACTTCATCCAACTGGTGCAAATATTCGCGCTGCTGCTCACCTAAAAACTCTTCTTTGTCCAGTTTGTCTTGAAGGACGGCGAGCTGGGCTCTCAAATCAGTTTGTCGGGCGGTAGATTGGTCCAACGTAAAAACGACGCTCGTCTTTGCCGTGCGCAATTGGTCCACCATCGAACGTAAATGACCATCGAAAGGCGTCGATTGCTCCAACCATTTGAGGCTCTGAGGTAACGCAGCAACAGATTGTGGCGTCTCTTCTTGGCCGGGGTGCTCTTCCACCACCTTTTCATTGGGATCTAAAACCAAAACCTCTGGAGTTTCTGGCGGCCGAATCGGTGTCACCGTGGCAACCAAGCTGAGTTTAGGTGCATCTACTTCAGCAGGTGCCTCGATCTCAGGAATAATAGGAATTTCGGCTACAGGTTCAGGTGCCGGGGCCTGTTGTGGCGGCGCTTCCGGCGCAACAGCAACAGGGGTTTCAACCTTCGTTTCTTCAACTTTTGGCTCTTCAATCTTTACTTCTTCGGCCTTTGGCTCTTCAATCTTTGGTTCTTCCACCTTGGGTTCTGGCAAAGGAGGTTCAGACTTTTCTACCAATTCCGGCGAAACAGGGTACACATGAACAGAAAATGCATTTTTTCTACTGGGCGGCGTCACATACCGAGGCGCGGAAGGCTCTTTTGTGAAAGGCGTACCGGCAATCGCCTGATATGGATTCTTGAAAACAGTGGAAATAGGTTTCTTCTTTGGAGATCGTCTAGCAGACTTTATCGCAGATGCAATCAATACCTCTGTCTTTCGGTGGAGTTGATCGCTCGGGGATACTAGAACGGCTGCCAACTTGTCACGCATCAATGGATTTCTCATTCGTTTCCTCCAGGGCATTACAGGTCATTACTGCACAGTCCAAAAAGGGTTGTCGAAGACACTCTATGATAAAGAGCCCCCTTTGTCCAACAAAAGCCTACGCGCATCCTTTCAGTAAACAGTAAGCGGCCAACAGTTTCAACTGTCAGCTACTTACTGCTCACTGCGGGCGTGCTCACATCGTCGCTTCAAACTTCGGCTCGGACCACGCCTCAACGTACGCGGCGGTTTCCGGGTCCAGTTCACGCGTCAGGGTGCGCGAAAAAGTCATAAAGTCTTGCAGCGGAGTCAGCGTCACGATCAAAAAGGGATCAATTGCCAGCTGTTCCACGTAAAACATGGCTTCCGGCAGCTCGCGCTTGATCTCGATAGCCTTTTGCAGCGCAAACTCCGGCACCGGCTGGCGATAGTCCTTCAAAGGCGTAATCCGCCATGTCGGGTCGAACATCTTGCCAGAGGTGCTGTAGTGCTGAGCCATCTGCTTCTTGTACGCAGAAACGCCCTTTTCTTCGAGCACTTGAATTTCCAGCTTGGCCAGCACCCGCTTCAGCGTGCCAGGCGTACGCAGCTCCTGGCGCAGCGGGGTGTAGCCCAACAGCGCTTCCGCTTCACTCGCCAGCTTTTGCCGTGGATCGGTCAAGTCCAGATCCTGGACTTCCACCGGTACCCGCTGCAACATATCCCGGCTCGGCTCATCCACCACTTCAAGCGCCGGAGTCATAGCATTTGCCGTATCACCCCCATTGAAACCGTATATGCCTTGGCCAACCGGGGTATAAGAACCGCTGCTATTGCTATACCAGTAGCTGTACGCACGCTGGAGTCCCGCATAGCTTACCGACGCACCGGTTCCTTGGCCACTGCGTGAAAGGTCCGTATTCCATGGCCACTGAGCCGGAATTGCCGGGGCGTAGATCGCATTGTTCTGCCGCAGCGCTGCAAGCTCTGTCTGCAGGGTCGGCAGGGATGGCAGGGATCGAACGCCAGTCAGCCGATAGGCTTCTTCTTCCGTCGGCGCAACCATGATGTCTGTCGATGCACTAGAATGGCCCGTCAACCGATCGATGGTGCGCTGACGTGCTCCTGAAAATACAGTCGCAAAATTTGGCATTATCTTCTCCTCGATGGAATTTGGTTTCCTGTGCGTTACTAAGGTGCCAATACTTCTGGTTTGGCACCAGCCATAAATCGATCCAAGAGTTTGTGCGCGCAAGCCTGCCCACACACATGCTCGGTTTCGTCTTCGTCGAGCCGGTGCTCCTGCACCGCCCTTTCCCACGTTTGCAAGTGGAAGCCGACGTGCGTCGACACAAGAACAAACCAATGGTTGGCGTCCTTGTGCTCAACCCCACAGCAGCTGCACGCGTAAACTTTTTTGAGCGTCATCCGTTACTTCCTCTTAGGTGGAACAAGCAGCGCACGAGCCAAAACAAGAGTTACCACCAACAGCAATAATTCCAATCCCATTCCCACCTAACTTCCCACTAGAGCATTTTTCCAATTGGTGTAGAGCGAAAGCAGGATGCCGAGTGGATTTTTCCTTAAGAAAAAGCCACCTTGCACGCCACTCAACACTGCACGTGTATTGGAAAAATGCTCTAACTCATTACATCGTTGTCAATCAATCTAGCCAGCCAATTAAGCCCTTTTCCTGTAACTAGCACCTGCGAATACAAGTGTTCAAATCCACCCTCAAAATAAGTCTTTTCCTTTACCACAAAATAGCCCAACTCGATGTAGCGCTGGTACGGCAGGTTATCAGTAATGAAAATTTGTTTTAACCGCAAAAGGACAAACAGCCGGGTGCGTCCCGTCTGCAAAATCTTGGCGGCTTCCAGCATGGTGTGCAAACCATCGGCTGTGGCAATCCGGTCTGCAATTTGCGCTTTGGGAGCCATGATCGCCTTTTGCTTTTCAAGCGCTTCAATCTCCCGCTCGCGCTGTTGCCGCAGCTGGTACTCGGCCGCGTACTGCCGATAGCGCTCTGCCAGCGCCAAAGCCGCAGTGCCCGGATCGGTCAAGTCAACCAACGCCGGACCGGCCAACTGTGTTTCCAACTCCTGCCACCGGTCAATGATCCTGGCGCGCAAATCCACCCGGTAGCCAGAGATCAACACCAGCGTCTCTCGCTTCGGCAACTGGATTTCAGCGATAGAACCCAGGTTATCCACGTAGACGTTAACCCCTTTGTTCTCAATAGCTCGTTTTTGAGCTATTGAATCTAAAGAGTTTGCAGCACCCTTTTCTTCAAAGCTCAAGGTCGAAGGATCGATTCCTGGCCGGGGATAAAGGTCGCACAACATCGCACGAATATCGCGCAGCACATTCCTGTGTTCTTTCCCAGTCAGCGCCGCAATCTCGCGGCTACTCATTCTCACTGGAACCTGCGGCGGAATTTGCGCATTGCGTGCGTCAGAAAACAAGCTTAAGGTTGTGCCCACGTATCACCTCCATCCAGAGATTGGAAAAGTGGGGAGATTGCTGTATAGAAGCAATCTCCCCCCCCTCAAAGCCGTCCCTGCGGATCAAACTGCAATCCGTTCCCTTCGGCAGCGGGAGATGCAGAACGGCCAACTCGTGCGACGGCTTTAGCGAATCGCATCCAAATCTGCGTTCAACGCTGCCGCATCAAACCCAGAAGGAGCTTTGCCGGTCGTCAGCCAATCGGCGCCGATCAGCGCGTACGTCTCGTCGCAATACTTATCCCAAAATGCCTTGGTCATCTGCAGCGGGCCTCCCCAGGTAATGCAGGTGAAACTCCCGGCATCGTACTTTGGCACAAAGACGCAGTGGCCACCCCAACTTCCCGGTTCGGCATTTTCGCCCGTTTGGCTGGTCACATCCCATACCGTCTGGTTCTGCGCCGTCACCGGCAGGTTCAATCCGATGTACACGCCGCCAAACAAAAAAATGGCTTGCTGAATCTCGGTCAGGTTTTGGAAGTCGGCAGAGGCAAAGGCACCCAGGGCATGGCCACCCAAGCCGTACTTGCGCCACTTGGTCAGCACATCCAGTTCCACGCCGCCATTGTCCGTTGTGGAGTCTCCCGGCACATAGCCGTCCCAACTTTCGTAGGCGCTTTCAATCACCGAATCGGCAATCGTGATCATGCTGGTGGTGTTGGCAGACCACACCTGCACGGCATGGCCACAGCCGGCAATCGTGCAATCACCCAACGTGTCGTTGAGCATCATGCCCCATTGCGCAGTGCCCTTGGTCCAGTCCGCGCTTGCGGGCGGTGTGGGCAACGCTGGAGTCAGATACTTGGCAAACTTCAGCGTGCGCGTATCTGTTTTGATCGCCTTGCGCCCAAGCCGTTTTCCAAACAACTCATGCTGTCTCATGCCGCTTCCTCGCTCGCGCTGCTTTCGCCGCAGCAAACCTTTAAAATCTCGCCCATTTCTTGGATGTGCGCCGCGAATAACGTGCGCAGCGCTTCCAGCTCTTCCACGCTGTGTGCTTCTGTGACTGCGCGCGTCAACCGTGGAATCGACTCGGCCATAAAGCCCACCAGCGTTGGCTTGTCGTGGTATTCGGCAAGCAGCAGCTCCAGCGCATAGCCGGGGTCGTCAATGCCGTGCTCGTGTTGCCATTCCTCAAGGCCGCTCTCGATGAACTCGCGTTGCGACTGTCTAACGCTCCATTTCACCGAGGTGCTTCTGTCTTTGGGCGACGTATTCTCGGCCAATGCCGCATACTTCCCCACTTCGCTTTGGAACTCTCGCGCCTGCATGGTGGCGGCTGCATTCAGCAAGGCAGGGTCAGCACGCATCGCAGAAGGGGCCTTGGCCAATTCCTCGGCGTTTTCAATCGTCATTGAAAGAAATTGCTCTTTGCTGAGCATCTGCAACTGCTCCGCCAAACCCACCATCATGTACCAGGTTGAGCGGCCAATGCCTTTGCTGGCGCGGTAGCTCTTTTCGTCGGGATAACCCAACCGTTCCCAGCCGTTGTAGCGCTTGATGAAGTAGCCCTCCCAGCCAATCAGCATTGACCGCTTGTTCAGCGCCACCCACGATTCGGTAATTGCTCGATCACTCTCGTGCAGCCGTTCATCAAGACTTTTCGCCGGAGCAATCCCACCTGTGTTCACGAGCATCAGAGCGTGCTCGTTCGCTTGAAACGCTTCTGTACCCATGCCGATTCTCCTCAATCCGTGTTTTCTTCCTGACCCGAATACTTGTCGAGCCAGGTGTTAAAGTGAACGGTCAACGTCTTGGCCTCATCGATCGTCAAGCCGTTGTCGCAAGAAAAACTCGTCCCATCCTTGCGCACCACCAGCACCAGCAACTTAGCAATCTGCGTGTCTTCTTCAATCAGGCGAGCGGCAATGGCCGCAGGTGTTTCCGGAAAAGTTGTCATCCCGCTTTCTCCTGTTTGTTGAACAACGGTGCGTCACCTTCAATGCGCCGTCGTGCCATCTCTGCATATTCCGCGTTCAGCTCAATACCGATAAAATTGCGGCCATAGCGCAGTGCCACCACGCCCGTAGTTCCCGAGCCTGCAAACGGGTCCAGCACGGTATCGCCTTCTTTGCTTCCGGCCAGAACGCAAGGTTCCACCAGCTTTTCCGGATAAGTCGCAAAGTGTGCTTCGGGAAACGCCTGTGTGGCAATCGTCCACACGCTGCGCTTGTTGCGTGTTTCCACAAGATCTTTCACGGCAGCGCTAAAACTCTCGTTCTGCTTGATGTGGCCTGCTTCGCGCCAGCCAGCGCCGCGACCAAATGCTGCACCGCGCGCACTGCGAACTTCGTCGGGGTCTGCTTGCGATCCTTTTTCACCCAATGGCCGCAGTTTCGGCTGGTATCCAACGAACCCATCTTCACGGCCTTCCTTGTGAAAAGATCCGTGGCCACCATTTCCTGTGCTGGTATCCCATCCATCTGGTGTCTTCCATTTTGCTTTTGGATTCACGCCAGTACCACGCGAATGCGCATTGCCAGTAACAGGCTCGCTGATTGCGGCCTGATCAAAGAAGTATCGCGGCGACTTCGTCAGCAAAAAAAGATACTCATGCGACTTTGTGCAACGATCATGCACACTTTCCGGCATTGGATTTGGCTTTTCCCAGATAATGTCCTGACGCAAATACCAACCATCGGCACGCAATGCAAATGCCAGCATCCACGGCATGCCTACAAGATCTTTGGGCTTCATTCCGCATGGAACAGAACGTGGTACTGCAACCAAATTCTCTGTTTTGGGAAGAGTGTGGTAACCCGAAGGTGAGCACGTTTGCAAAGTATTTTTAATCCCAATTTTTGAACCGCCGATTGCCCCCGAAGCGTAGCAATCACCCATATTCATCCAGCACGTTCCGTCCTTGCGCAACACACGTCGTACTTCGCCAAACACCGCCACCATCTTGTCGACATATTCTTCAGGTGTCTTTTCCAAACCAATCTGTTGATCCACACGCACCGCACCACACTGCGCGCATACATCGCGATACTGAATCTCGGTTACTTCGCCTTGCTTATGGCCGCCGCCACGGAACCGCTCACCCAACGCCGCCAGCCCCAAGCCAGTACGAATGGTATGAGCAACATGCTTGCAGTCAGGATCGCCGCCATCCCATGTCGCAGTGCCGTAATCCCGCAGTCCCCAGTAAGGTGGCGACGTGACGACACACTGCACACTCTCTGTCGCCAAAGTGCGGAGCACTTCCGTCACGTCACCTTCCAAGATTCGATACACGCTCGCCTCGCAGTTCTCTGTTTATGCTGCCGCTCGTTGCGTATTCTTCAACTTTGGATGGATTTTTTGCTGTTTCGAAATTCCCAACAGCAAGCGCCGCGATGCATCGTCGGCGCATCGGTCGAGCTGGTCCAAAAGAGGTGGCAACTTATCCGCCTGCTTGGTTGACAGCCCAAACCGATGCACGTATTTCAACTTGCGCATATTCATGGCAGCCTCAAGCCACTTTCCGTCTGCGCACCACCACAGACCGGTAAACAGCTTTCTTCGTTTTTTCCTCTGCATTCCAGCGCAGAACGTCAAGCGCGCAAATCCGCTGCAGCGCCCAAGTGCGATCCAGCAGATGCTCGTCGGCAGCTCTGGCCAATGCCCGCCGAAAAAGTACTAACTCAAACGGATTCATCGTCACGGTTACATCGGTTTTAGCCATTAGTCATACCTCTCAATCGATGCATGAACATTGGGATCAAACGGAATTGGTCCCCTCTCCAGCGGCACCAAAGCCAAGTTCCCGCCGCCGTGCTGAATGGTGAAGGAGATCGGCTCACGAGATTCAGCCGCCTTGGTTTCAAACTCGGCGCGACGGATCATCTTTTTCTCTCCAGCGTCTTCAATCGAGAAACCGATCGACCATTCCGTCCAGCCGTGAATCGAAGTTGCTCCGCGAATGCGCGTGAAGAAGCGACCATTGCCTGCTTCCTTGCTCACGTGGTGAATCACGCCGATGGCACAACCGGCTTGCTGGCCCATCTGGCCAATCTTTTTCACCACCTGCGCCATCTCTGTGTTGTTGTTCTCGTCGCGGTTGTGCAGCCGGTTCAGCACGTCGAAGATGGCAAACTCCACGCCACGCTCTTTCAGGTCTTCGGCCATGTGCGTTAGCTGGTCGTCGTTGTCCACGTCAAAGTCGCCAAGCTGTTCGCGCGTGTTCACCCACAACCAGCCTGTCGGGTCTTCCCCAGGGTCAATGCCTTTTCCACGCAGCAAAGCCTGCATGCGCACCTTGGTCAGCATCGGAGAATCCTCGCGGCTGATGTAGGCCGTGCGGATGCGCCGGGGAATCTTGCACCCCAGCCACGGCTTGCCTGTGGCCAATGAAAGCAGCAGATCAAGCGATGCCAGGGATTTTCCAGTCTTCGGCTCGGCCGCAATCATGCCGTTGCCGCCTACCTGGATTACGCCATCCACCAGCCACTCAATTTCCGCATCGGCGGTCATGGACCATTCCACAGCGTCCACCAGCCAGTTCTCTCTCTTGGCATCCGTCCCCACCCAGAGCGGCGATTCCACAATTCGCTTCTCCAGCTCGGCCACGGTGTGTTCTTTCAGAAAGTCGCTGACGTCGCTTTTCTCCGGCATCTCCGGGAAGGAGATCACGCGCACGGCATAGGCAAAGGGAGCAACGGAAGCCGCAACCGTCTCTGCGTAGATCTGGCCAGGCTCGTCGTGGTCGGCGAAGATCATCACCTGCTTGCCGGTGAAATACGGCGCGTAAGAGTCCAGCCACTTCGGCGAATGCCCCTTCTGCCATGCGCCGTCGTAGGTCGTCGTCGTGGCAATTGAAAAGGCGTACTTGGCAAAGAGATTGGCTTCCAGCAGGTTGTCGGCATCTTTTTCGCCTTCGCAAACCATGGCGATGTTAGATTTCACCAGATGCGGCAGGTTGTAGAGCACGCGCCGCGTCCGTTCGCCTTCCTTGGCGTCGATGCCCGGCTTCCATGCACCATCCACCAACCGGAAAACGCGGAAGGTCTTTTCGCCAATCTCTGGCTGGTAACGCCGCTTCTGGAACAGTGCCAATCCGTTCTCGTCGCGATAGTCGTAGATCGCCACGGGGGGCCCGAGCTGCATCTCACCCTCACGGCGCGCCACCGGCGCGGCTCCGGTAATTTCAGCCACGTTGGTTTCGGCTTGCTCCAGCGAGCAGTGAGAGAACCGCGCTTCGAACTGGAAGACGTTGCCCTTGGCGCCGCAGGCGTGGCAGTTGAAGCCGCCGTTGCCGTCCAGGAAGAGCGTGCAGGATGGATTCGCTTCGTCGTGGAAGGCGCAACGCACGGCAGCCTTCTCACGCGCCGGAATGTGCTGCCCTGGGTGGCGGTGTTCGAAGTAGTGCCGAATTTGGTCGAAGCTCAGTTGCATTGCGTTTTCCTCTCCAGTTCCCGTTGTGCCTTGTGAAGCCCCACGGCCAGGTCTTCGGCCGTGGGAGAGTTACGCCACGCTTAGCACTTCGTAGGCGCGCACACCCGGCTTCAATCCCCAACGCTTCGAAGTTCGCCACCGGCCTTCGCCATAAAACTTTTCAGGGCCACACGCCACCTTGCTGAGTTTGCCGGCCGTATCCAAGCGGCAGTATTCCTTCCAGGCCGCCACCATCCCGTCGCGAATGCCGTCCAAGTCGCCGGGATAGGTCTTGAGTTCCTGCTCGGCCTGTCTGGCAATCTGGTTTCGAGCCCATTCGGTTGTCATGCCGATGGCTTCAATCACAGCCGTTGCGATCATCTGCGCTTCGTCGCTCAACGGCTCGTTCACCCGTTGCTGCATAGTTCGTTTTTTCCATCGGTCTCTCGGGGAAAGAGAATCGCCGGGGGCATCGGCGGATTCCAGAGTTTCTCCGGAATCTGCCCCCCTGTTCCCTGTTCCCTGTTCCCTGTTCCCTGTTCCCTGATCAGGGCGGAGCGGCTCCGTAACTTCCCCGAGGCTCTCTGGATCTTTCACGAGTAACTCTGGAGACTCTCCGGAAACTTCCGGAGTTCCTTCCCATAAGATGAGTGAAACATTGAACTTACTTTTTGTAGGGTGACTAATCTTCTGATGGTTTTTGAAATGGATGACTTGTCCGTAGCGCTTACCGTTGTAGCTGCCGAAGCGTAAATAACCGATCGATGCAAGTTCTTTCAAATATTTCGAAATATTTTTAAAATCTTTGCGTAATGGGCACGTTCCGGCACGCACAAGCACCGGATTTGCGTTGAAGTAGCCCTCGTCATCGGCGTAGCAGAGCAGCGCTTCAGCAAGAAGATGCGCTTGCGCCGACAAAGACGAGAGTCCTTCGTTCGCGTTGAACTCCGGTTTGATACTGCGTATACGACCCATCACTTATCCTTGTTTCTTTGCGCTTTTTGCTTCGAGGTACGCTTCAATGAATGCTTGTGCCGCAGGGATGCAGATTGCATCGCCGTAGAGGCGAAGTCGTCCCACACGGGCGGCACTCCCATGAGCCAGCGGGAATGAGCCGGATTCAACTGGCCGGAACTTTCCATCCCGGCATCCAATCCAGTCAGCATCTCGCCAGAAGCCGTTAAGCGGACTGGCCCCGCGAACTTCACTGCATGTTCCAAAGTCGTCGTGTGCTTCCTGCCGTCGAGCGTCTTCCCCGTCACGTCCATCTTGTCCGTCGACATCGAACGGCCACCGTTCGGCGTGCAGGGGCTCGGCCATGCTGCCAGCATTTTTGCTTCCAGCGGCAGGCTCGATCTGCTTGCGTTCGGTCGATTCCATTCCTTCTCCGTCGACTTCATTCCGCGCCGGTCCAGATTGTCGTCGTTCACTTTCGGAGATGCCCAACCCGCCAACTGTTTCACTTGGTTTCGCAGTTGCTCGCCCTTTTTGCCCCCGCCGCGTTCCGCAAAACTCTTCAAGTTGGCCGTTCGATAATCGCTGTTCGCAGGAGTTGCCCAAGTCGCCAGATTCGCTTGGCTGTGCAGTGTATCCGGCTTGCCCCGATGCGCTCCCGCACATTCCGAGTCCTCTGCCTTCGGCGTCGACCATGACGAGAGAGTCGCCGCGTTGCTCAGGTCGTGCGGGAAATAGTGGTTGTCCGCTTCCGTGTTGCCCCGCAGCTTGTCGTCGTGCGTCTGCGGTGTTGGCCAAGCTGAAATCAGCACTTCTTCCGAAAGATTGAGCTGATGCCCCTGCTCCAAGCGCTTCGCCGCCTTCTCCGGGTCCGAGTAGTCCCCGCCGCCGTTCAGCCGGGCATTGGGACTGCGCCACGAAGTAAAGTCGTTGCCGGATGTGTGGCGCGCCAACGCTTGCCGCTCCAAGTACGATCTTCCCAACGGCGTAGTTTTGTGCTTCCAGATCAGTCTGAACAAGGTCGAGCCAGCCGTGTCCAATCGCGGCACTAACTTGCTCTCCAAAGATTGTTGAAGGGTGGCACTCGCGGATGAGTCGTGCCCAAGCAGGCCAGAGGTGACGAGGATCATCAAACCCTTGACCTTTGCCTGCCGCGCTGAAGCTGGGGCAGGGGCAGGAGCCTGTCCAGACGGGCCACTCGTCGGACCATCCAGCTTGACGCAGGGCAACGCTCCAGAATCCGCCACCTGCGAAGAAGTGGCATTGGGCATATCCCATAAGGTCGGCTGGTTCAACATCGACGATGCTCCGTTCATCTACATCCCCCGGTGCAATTGCGCCTGCTTGGATGGCTTCCCGCAAGACTTCAGACTTGAAAGGATCGATCTCGTTGTAGTAAGCGCCGATCTGCATCATCTGTTCCTGCGCTCCTCAAAAAAATGCGCAAAGAATCCCCGACCGCTCAAGAAAGCAGAGTGGCAAAGTCGCATCGATTCAATGCAATTTTTAGGTGTGGGAGTTACGCAGCTCTCTCGGCAGCACGCTCGGCCAGCCAGTGATCAATGTCGGCAGACAGCCAACCCATGGCACGCATGCTGAGCTTTACCGGAGCGGGGAAAGAACCCGACTTTTGGAGTGAATAGATCGTGCTAGCGCTCAGTCCGACCATCGCTACCACTTGCTTCTTACGCAGAATCGCTGGCGATCCTGGTACCTCGGTAGGTTTCTTCATCTCAATATCCTCAAGCGAAACTACCGTGATTATTCGCGTTTTTTTTTGCTTTGCAAGCGGAATTTTTAAAACTAATGCTATAAGTCGAGATAAGTCGAGAATGAGCTAAAACGTCGAGGTAAAAAGGCCGGCGCACGGGGTATTTTCCCCTCGCGGCCGGCTCGTTTTTTTAAATTTTGTTGTTAGGCGGCGGGAATTTCTCGCGTTGCTTTATTGCGGCACTCGTCCAAAAAATCTGCCCAGGCTTGCATCATTTGTCGACGCGGTTCAAGATATTGCGCATAGTTGTAAGCCTGTGAAACCGTATCGCCAGCTCCAGAAACATGGGAAAGTTGCGTTTCAATGTGAAGATGATTGAAACCTTTCTCGTGCAGATAGGTCGATGCAAGACCTCGCCATCCATGCCCTGTCATCGTCCGATGATAGCCAAGGCGTTTCAGCGTATGCAG